ATGTCTAACGATGACTTGGTGGATACTACCATAATGGCATTGATGCGTTTTCGTCAAGGCGGATTTATTTCCCTACCAACTGACGAAGCGGAAAGCGAGTCTCTCTACAGGCATCGCGGCGGATTTTACTAAAGGACAGCTAACATGGCTATTGAAAAAGGTTTGTACGGAATGCCCGAAGGCATTGATGAAGAGTTGATGGGCGAGATGGGTGAACCCGACGCCATGATCGAGATGGCTATCGCCACCGATGAAGACATGCCTGTCATGATAGAACTTGAAGACGGCAGCGTTGAGATTAGCTTCGGAGAAGAAAACGAAGACCTAGATATGGCGCCCTTTGATGCCAACCTCGCTGAGTACCTAGAAGACAGCCAGCTACAAGAAATATCTGGGGACTTAGAAGAAGCCATCGACGGGGATACTTCAGCTCGACGCGACTGGGCAGACAGCTACGTTGCTGGTCTTGATGTTTTGGGTATGAAGTACGAAGAGCGCACTGAGCCTTGGGAAAACTCTTGTGGTGTTTACAGCAACATTTTGGCGGAAGCGGCTATCCGGTTCCAAGCTGAGGCCATGAGCGAGACGTTCCCTGCTGCCGGTCCTGTTAAGACAAAGATTCTTGGTGAAGCTACTAAAGAGAAAGAAGACGCAGCTCTCCGTGTTAAGACGGATATGAACTATGAATTAACTGAGATTATGGTAGAATACCGCCCCGAACATGAGAGGCTGCTATATAGCCTTGGTTTGGCTGGTTCCGCCTTTAAGAAGGTGTACTATGACCCCAACATGGGACGCCAAACTGCCCTGTATATCCCTGCCGAAGATGTAATCGTACCCTACGGTGCCTCTAATATTGAGTCAGCGGAGCGTGTTACGCACGTCATGCGCAAGACAAAGAACGAAGTTGTGAAACTTCAGGCTGCTGGGTTCTACCGCGAAGTCGAATTAGGTGATCCAGTATCTTTCTTTACGGATATAGAAGAGGCGAAAGCAGAGCAATCTGGCGTATCGTTAACTTCAGATGATCGTTACACCATACTTGAGGTCCATGCTGACCTGATTATTGACGGTGTAGACGCTGAGGGTGAAGACGACGACCTACAGATTGCAAAGCCTTATGTGGTAACGCTTGAGAAGGGTACAGGCAAGATTCTAGCTATACGACGTAACTGGAATATTGACGACCCACTGATGCTAAAACGTCAACATTTCGTACACTATGCGTACGTCCCCGGATTTGGATTTTATGGACTCGGCCTCATACATATTATTGGTGGTTATGCTAAAGCTGGCACTAGCATTATCCGTCAGCTCGTGGACGCTGGAACCCTATCCAATCTCCCCGGTGGTCTCAAGTCTCGCGGACTACGAGTTAAGGGCGACGACACACCGATTGGTCCGGGCGAATTCCGTGATGTAGATGTACCCTCTGGCAGCATACGCGACAACATTATGCCGCTGCCTTATAAAGAACCAAGCCAAACTCTTCTTGCATTATTGCAGCAGATCACAGAAGAAGGCCGACGTTTGGGGGCGATCTCAGACATGAACATATCCGACATGAGCGCCAATGCTCCTGTTGGAACAACACTTGCTCTACTAGAACGTACTCTAAAACCAATGGCTGCGGTGCAATCCCGTGTCCATTACTCGATGAAGCAGGAATTTAAACTCCTAAGAAGAATCATCGCCGAGTACGCCCCTGAAGAGTATATGTACGTGCCTGACCGTGGTGAACCTCGTGCTCGTAGAGCCGACTACGCTATGGTGGAAGTAATTCCTGTCAGCGACCCCAATAGCAGCACGATGGCCCAACGAGTGGTCCAGTACCAAACCGTGTTGCAGATGGCACAGGCCACCCCACAAATCTACGACCTCCCGCAGCTTCATCGCCAGATGATCGAAGTCTTAGGTATCAAGAATGCCGACAAGCTCGTACCTACCAAGGATGACATCAAGCCTTCCGATCCGGTAAGCGAGAATATGAACGCCCTAGTCGGTAAGCCGATAAAAGCCTTTATTTATCAAGACCATGCGGCGCACATTGCTACCCACCAAGCGTTTATGCAAGACCCATCCATCATGGCGTTTATTGGGCAAAACCCAGCCGCTCAGCAGATCATGTCTGCTTTAAGTGCACATATCGGCGAGCACGTAGCCTTCCAGTATCGTCAAGAGATGGAAAACAAACTGGGCGTTACCTTACCTGCACCAAACGAAGAGATGCCGGAAGAAATGGAAGTACTTCTTGCTCAGACTATGGCAGAGGCGGGACAGCAGCTTACACAGCAGAAACAACAGCAGGCTGCCCAACAGCAGGCTCAGCAACAAGCCCAAGACCCGATCTTCCAGATGCAGCAAGCCGAGCTACAGTTGAAGCAACAAGAGCAACAGCGTAAGGCAGCTAAGGATCAGGCAGATGTCGCAGAAGCCGCAGCCCGACTACAGTTGGATGCACAGAAAGCAGAACGCACAGCTAGCATTGAGGCCGCACGTATAGCCACACAGAACCAGCAAGCAGAGGCTAAGAACGATCTAGAAGAAGCGAAAGCTATTTTGGACATGGCTAAAGCGCAGCAAACACAGCGAGGACCACAAGGTGGCTAAAAAGTCAGGAATGAGTTCAGGCGATGCCGTACAACTTAATAAAGGTAAGAAAGGCACCAGTATCGGCGACGGTGCCTTTAAGATTAACTCGATGAACAAACACAAACGTCGCAGTTTCAAAGAATATAGAGGGCAGGGAAGATAATGGCTAAAACCGTCTTTGACGTGCTGAATGAAAAATTAACGGAGCTTCAAGGCTCCAGCGAAGATTTCCTGAAAAGCGGCGGAGCTAAAGACTTTGCTGAATATCGGGAAGTATGTGGCGTGATCCGAGGTCTGAACGCTGCATTAAGAGAGATCAATGACCTTTCGCGTAACTATATGGAAGACGACGATGACTGAGACTATAACAGTTAGTGGGGTCGGCGCTGACGCGTCCGTATCCCCAGCAATGACTGCATTAGAGCTAAAGCGCAAAGAACGTATAGAAGAGGAAGCTATAGAAGAGGCAGAGTTAGAAGCCTCTATCCCTAAGCCCGTTGGGTATAGGGTGCTTATTGCCCTTCCTAACGTGGAGGAGACCTTTGGAGACAGTGGTCTTATTAAGGCAGACCAGACGCGGCGGGAAGAATACATCCTGTCTACTATCGGGTGTGTGCTGGATATGGGTGCAGAAGCCTATAGTGACAAAGAACGGTTCCCTACTGGGCCTTGGTGCGAGGTAGGTGATTACGTGATGTTCCGTGCCAATACTGGTACGCGCTTTAAAGTTGGAAAGCAGGAATATCGTTTAATGAATGACGACTCTATTGAGGCCGTCGTCGATGATCCGCGAGCAGTCTCGCGCGCATAAGGAATAGACCATGCCTAGACAACAAGTAGAATTTGAATTTCCCGATCCCGATAAAGAAGCAGCCGCAGAAATTGAGGTGGATATTGCTGAAGAAGATGCGCCTTTAGAAGTAGAAGGTGCTGTGGGTCGAGAAGACATGAAGTCCGCCAAAGATACTATACAGGCGGGCGAATTAGAGATTGAGGTAGAGGACGACACACCTCCAGAAGATCGGGGACGTAAACCCTCTGAACCCCCACAAGACGTAACTGACGAAGAGTTAGAGAATTACTCTGAGAAGGTAAAAAGCCGTATTAAGCACTTTAGCAAAGGGTATCACGACGAGCGCAGAGCTAAAGAAGCGGCTTTACGTGAGCGAGAAGCCCTAGAAGAGTACGCTAAAAACCTTATGGCTGAGAATGAGAAGCTAAAAGGTTCAGTAGACCAGAGCCATAACTCACTTATCGAATCTGCTAAAAAGCAAGTGCAGAACGAGATAACTATAGCGCAGCGTCAGTATAGAGATGCGTACGAGTCGGGCGAGCCTGATGCTATATTAGAGGCTCAAACTGCGCTGAATACTGCTCAAATACGTTTAGATAAAGTTAACGGGTTGAAACCTAAGCAAATTCAGGCTTTACAACCTCAAGAAACTCCTGTACAAACGCAGGTAGATGTACCCCAACCTCAAGTGCAGCGAGACGAAAAAGCAGATTCGTGGCGCGATGATAACCCATGGTTCGGCTCAGACGACGAGATGACTGCCTTTGCATTAGGGTTGCATAACAAGTTAACGAAAGACGGGGTAGACCCCCAATCAGATACTTACTACGAGAAAATTAACTCTCGTATGCGACAAGTATTCCCCGATCAGTTTGATGATGGGATTGAAGATGAACCAGAAGTACCCAAGCAAAAATCTAGTAACGTGGTTGCCCCCGCCTCGCGGAGCACAGGACCTAAGAAAATTAGGTTAACGCAGTCACAAATAGCTATTGCGAAAAAACTTGGAGTACCACTGGAAACTTACGCCAAACAGGCTGCTGAACTAATGAGGAAAGGATAATGGCTCAAAATAGACTAGATAGAGACCTCGAAGCCCGTACAAAGACGGTCCGTAAAACGGCGTGGACGCGACCCACTGTGTTGCCTGACCCCACCCCTGAAGACGGATACACTTACCACTGGGTTCGTATTGCGACTAACGGTCAATCTGATGCCACTAATATTTCCTCGAAATTACGTGAAGGCTGGGAGCCTGTACGTGCAGAAGATCATCCCGAGATATTTACTGACGCTGTCGCTGATGCGCGGTTTAAAGATAATGTCATCGTTGGTGGTTTGATGCTGTGTAAGGCCCCAGTAGAACTTGTTGCAGAGCGAAACGATTACTACCAGCACCAAGCTGAATCGCAAATTCACTCTGTGGACAATAACCTGATGCGCGAAAATGATCCTCGTATGCCCCTATTTCACGATAGGAAAACGAAGGTTACTTTCGGCAGCGGAAACTAAATTTTAGGAGTTATATACAATGGCTTATCCAACAGTCAGCGCTCCCTACGGCTTTAAGCCAATCAACCGTATCGACGGTATGCCTTACGCTGGTGCTACTCGCCTTATTCCTATTGCGGGTACATACAACGTGGCTATCTTCGCGGGTGACATGGTTCAAACTGTAGCGGCGGGCACATGTGAAAAGTTCACCGGTACCACTAGTGGTCTTACGGTGGGTGTTTGTGTTGGCGTTCAATACGTCAATTCTCTGGGCCAGTTCACACCGGCTCAATACTACCCCGGCACTAGCGTTACTGACGCTTACGCTATCGTAGTAGACGATCCTATGGCGGCTTTTAAAGTTGCTGTAACAAGTGGTGGTGCAGTAACCGCAGAAGACCGTACTGTTGTCGGCTCTAATATGGCCGTAGTACAAGGTGCAGGCGATACTGCTACTGGAGATTCTGGACAATCAGTCCTCGCTGGCTCAGATGTTGTTACAGCAACTGTTCCCGTTCGAGTAATTGATGTTGTCACAGATACCGCAACTGGTGCTGATGCTTTTGTTGAGCTGATTGTTAAGCTCAATACTCACCAGTACAATTCAACTACTGGCGTATAAGGAGACTAGCAAATGGCTATTTCAAGAGCGCAACTCCTTAAGGAGCTACTACCGGGTCTAAACGCCCTCTTTGGTCTCGAATACGCTAAGTATGGCGATGAGGCTGCCGAAATCTTCGAGACTGAGTCTTCTGACCGTTCTTTCGAGGAAGAAACTAAGTTGTCTGGTTTCAGTGCCGCGCCTGTTAAGGGTGAAGGTTCTGCAATCGAGTATGACAACGCGCAAGAAGCGTGGACTGCTCGTTACACTCACGAGACAATCGCTATGGGCTTCTCGCTAACTGAGGAAGCAATCGAAGATAACCTCTACGATTCACTCTCTTCACGTTATACGAAGGCTCTGGCCCGTGGTATGGCTTACACTAAGCAAGTTAAGGGTGCTTCAATCCTCAACAACGCTTTCGCTGCTGGTACTACCTACGGTGACGGCAAGACTTTGTGTGCGACTGACCACCCACTAGTTTCTGGTGGAACTAACTCAAACCGTCCTGCTGTTGCAGCTGATCTTAACGAGACTTCACTAGAAGCTGCCGTTATCCAGATCGCTGGTTGGACTGATGAGCGCGGTCTCCTTATCGCTGCTAAGCCCTCTAAGCTTGTAATCCCACCAAGCCTGCAATTCGTTGCTACGCGCCTGTTGGATACTGAGCTTCGTGTGTCTACAGCCGATAACGACATCAACGCAATCCGCAACAATGGTTCAATCCCCGGTGGTTATACAGTAAATAACTACCTGACTGACACCAATGCGTGGTTCTTGATGACTGACGTACCTAACGGCCTGAAGCACTTTGTCCGCTCACCTATGCAAACTAGCATGGACGCAGACTTTGACACAGGCAACAGCCGATATAAGGCTCGTGAGCGATACAGCTTCGGCGTATCTGACCCACTGGGTATCTTCGGTTCACCGGGCGCTTAGTAAGCAAATGGTGTTAAGATTGGGGGCTTCGGCCCCCTTTCTTTTGTACAAAGGTAGTACCTATGCCTAGAGAACCTAAAGTAAAGAAAGAGTCACAAGGCTCTCGAATCTGCACTTCGTGTAACAAAACTAAGCTAATATCACAATTCGAGCACTTCAAAGAAGGTTTTGTTCGTGGTGTGTGTCAGCAGTGCGTTACCCTACAAAGGGCAAGAAAGACCTCTGCTACCCCTGAGTCGTACCTACGAGTATTAAATACGCAGTTAAAATCCCAACGCGTTAAGCAAGGTGTTGATTACGAACTGACCACAGAAGACGTTGTCGACATGTGGGAAATCCAAGACGGTAAGTGTGCCCTATCTGGCATGCTCATGACCCACCAAAGAGACGGCACCCTTTCTTC